GAAAGTTCAATCTTGAATGGGAAGCTTTCATCTTTTTTTGCTTTTTCCAAATCAATGATAGGAAGAAGATTAGCTGTGTCCCATTTTGTTGTCTTTCCAAAAGATATTTTTATATCACCAAGTTTTAATGACCCCATCAATGGTTTTTCTACTTGTGATAAAATTTTTTCTTCAACTGCAAGTCTTTTTTCTTTTGCTGTATTTTCAGCTTCCTTTAATGACTTCCATTGAGCTACTAAAATTTCTAATTCTTTATCCATAAAAAACCTCTTATTTAATAACAATTTCATAAGTTTTTACATGACAGAAATCATATTCTGCATTTCTGCATAATTTTTGAGCAAGCATTTCTTTATAAACAGAAATACTTATAATTACTATTGCTGTTGCAACAAAAACTGCTACAAAAGGTTCTGGATGTGTTTTTATAAAGTTTAATATTTTTTTCATTTTGTTCTCCTTTAAGGGGCGAGGCTATTCGGGTTATTAGTTTTAGCGAGAAGAGGGGAAAGTGAATAGCCTCATAATTTTTTCTTTCAACCTCTTCACATAAACCTTATTATATTTTTAAACTTACCACTGTCAACATCTTTTTTAAATTTTTTTATATAAAAGTAAAATATTTTATTAAAAAGGCACAAAATCATTATCTTTTTGGAAACATTCGCAACCGTTTTCAAATATCTTTTCAGGTGGTGTAAGTCCATTTAATGAGCATTTACCCATGTGAAAAAATTTACAAGTATAACAACTTGGTAAAACTGATTGTTTTTTGATTCTTTCAATTTCAAGTTGTATTTCATCTCTCTTTTTATATAATTCATTAAGATAAGCCTCTTGTTCCAAATAATTCATATTACTCCTCCATTAGTTTAGTTATTGTATAAAAACCTTTTTCTTTACGAATCTTTACTTTCTTATATTTATGGTTCAAATCATTTAAACGAATATAAGCCTCGTTAGTATTCATTGGAGCTTTTGAGCCAAATAAAGCAATCCAGTTAAGAATCGAATTCTTTTTTAACCAACCTTGATCATCAAAGAAGAAAAACTTCCTTGCTGTAATAATAAGGTTTGAAACGGATAATTCAATAAACCATCTGTTATTCTTGTTTTTCTTTATAACATTCCAATTTGCTATCAACATATCCTTATCTTCTTCATCAAAAGATAACAATTTCCCTGTTGCAGCATTGAGATTATGCCTGAAAGGAAATACATATCCACAAGCAGGACAAGATGTTTTTCTTGGATGCATACAGAATCCACATTCTGGACACTCTTTAACTGGTGTATTTCCCCCAGATTTCTTTGGGCGAATCGGCGCTGTCTGTAAATCTGGATCATCAATAAAACCATGTCGGTTTATATTTCCGCCGTAGTCCAAAACAAGGAAGTCCTTCTTTCCTTCATAAGTTCTGCAACCTCTTCCAAGGCATTGAACGTATAATGCTGTTGACATTGTAGCACGCAACATTACAACGCAATCAATAAATCTCGCATCAAATCCAGTTGTTAAAACATCCACATTAATTAAATATTTATATTTCTTATGTAAAAAGTCATCAAGAACCTTTTCTCTCGATTCGGTCATTTGAGAATGAACAATACAGCTTGGTACATTGTTATTTTTAAAATATTCATAAACTTTTTCTGCATGCTTAATTGAAGTGCAGAAAATAATTCCATAATTTCTGTCTTTTGATTTTTCGATAATGTCGGCACATACTTTATTAACACGAGCATCATCCGTAAAGTAAGAGTTTGTCTGGTCCGAATCGAACTCTCCTTTTTTAATAGCGAACTTATTCCAATCGGTATCTTTATCTCGATTGTAATTAACAGGTGGTACTATATTACCGTTTTCCAATAATTTTTTCCAAGTGATAAGATAAGAAATACCAGAAAACAAGCGATTCTCTCCGTATATATTACCACTTTTTAAACGATAAGGTGTAGCAGTTAAACCGACAACTTTAGCATTGGTACAACTTGCAATAAATTTTCGGTACATTCCTTCTTGTTCAGAATTTACCAAGTGCGACTCGTCAATTATGATTAAATCAAACTTATTAAACTCTTCTTTTTTTCTCCATACAGAACCAATGGTCGCAAAAGTTATTTGTTTAATTTCCTTTTTTCTTAGTTCAGCACAGTATATTCCGCATTCAAATCCAAGATTTTGTAGCTTTTCAGCATCTTGTTCAACAAGTGTAGCTCGGTGAGTTAGCATAAGAATTTCAATAGCTCCCCAGCGTTTAATACATTCTTGACATAATCCAGCTATAATATAGGATTTTCCAGCTCCTGTTGGTGCAACAATAACAGGATTACCTTTTTTATTTAAAAGATAATCGATTGTTTTATCAACAGCTTCTTGCTGGTAATCATATAATTTATAATTATTTTCCATCTATCGCCTTGCTTGTTATTTCGGTTATTTGAAAAGTTGTTGGATCAACAATTTGCAATTTTAACTTAAAATCAGCTTCCAAACGAATCGGAGAAAATTCTCGGTCAACATAAAGAATCGCATGATAAGTTTTTGTTGCTTTAGTTTTTAATATAATATCAAATTTATGCAATTCAGGATAGGTATATATATCAATATATCCCATTTTTTTCAAAGCATTAAGAATTTTTTTAATCTTACACTTTGTTATACCTGTTTCTTTTGATATATATTCAATAGTAGGAGTATAGTTCTTTATAGAGAACCAATACTCGCACCATTGCAATATTTTTAATTCATCTTCATTCATTAGAAATCTCCCATACCCCAAAGTTTTCTCTTATGCGAATCGGTAATGTATTCATACCATACTTCAGAAAAATTAAAAGTTTTTGCTTTCTTGTAATAGTTCCAAAAATCATTTAATCTTCTTTCATCATACTTTACATTAATGCCAGTTAAGAAATCTTCAGCGTCTTTAATTGTTTTATATTCAACCTTAAGATTTTTTGACATATCATTAAAAATAAAAGGAAGCAAATTAATACAATCAAGATTCTTTTCATTAATACCTTTAATAAGTTTATCAATACTTTTTCTGTATCCACCATCTTTTATTTTTCTTGGTTGTATTGCCTCTTCTACCGTTTTACCAGCAGAAATTCTGTTCCAAAATAAACGATAACTTATACCGTTTTTTTGAGCGATTTTCCATGCAGGAATACCATCAATAGAATATTTCGATTTTTCAGAGCGTAATTTATCAATAGCTTCAACCAAAGATAAACCTTCCATTTTCATCAAATCACGCACTTTAACTGGAGCTATATGAAATTGCTTACAATAAACTTTATAAGGAATTCCTTTATAAGTTTCATTTACAGTAAGATAAAAATTGTTCTTACCATAAGGAATATCATTAGCAGCACAAAGATTATAAATATTTTGACGACTTGTACCAAAATGTTTAGCAATCTTTGTAATCGGTGTCTTTTTCAAGATTAATTTTTTTAATTCAATAATTTGTTCATTACTTAGCATTTTCATCATCCTTTAACATTTTAATTATTTTTTTTGTCGCCTTAGAAAGTGGATCATTTAAGAAAGAACTGCGATTCGCTGGTCGAGGTTCTTTTATTTGGTTCAAACGATTCATTTCATTAAGAATCTCTTGGTCGATAATTTCCTTTTGCTCTTCAGGTTTCTTTCCTGTTAATCTTTTTATAATCCACATACAATTATTAGGTGATTTACAGCTCATAATAAATCCAACTCCTTTCTTTACAATATCAAATCGATTGGTTTGAGTATTATGTTTTACAGTATATTCTCCAAAATCCATTGATGCAAAATTCATTTAAACCTCCTCTATTATATAAAGTTCTGGATGATTTTTAATATATCTATAATCACGTCCTGTTGTCAACATAGCAACATTTATAGATGGATAAGTTCTTTGTTTTTTTCTATCATAAACTGTATAATTTTTTCTTATTTTTTTATTATTTTTATTAATAATCTTTTTATATTCTTGATAATAATATTCATCAATATTTTCAATAAGTTTTGTTAATTCATTAAAAATTTTATTTAATTTTTCTTTATATTCTTTTTTCATTCTTGCTCCTCACTTTCAGTATAATTTCTCATAACTTTTATGATTTGCAATAGCATTTTCCATAATTTTGTTTCTTGTTTTTTATTTCTATAACATAATCCATATTTTACCATTTCTTACTCCATTTTATTAATTTCTTTTGCTAATTCTTTTTCTATTTGATAACCAATTAAATAATCAGCAAAAGCATTTATTACATTATTTCTTTCTGGAATAGATAACTGCATTAAACGATTTTTATTATCTTCATTTATAAAAGGTGTTATAAAATACAAGTTATTTAAGGTTTTTTTATCCATTTTACTTACCCTCCCATTTTTTAAGTGTTTCTCGTGCTAATGAACGACCATTATAAATAACTGGTGCGAGAGGGCGTTCTAAATATTCCCAATTTTCTTTATAATGAAAATTATAAATACCTCTAACATTTTCACCCCAATTTTTCTCATCAGCATATTTTTCCAAAGCCTTTTCATAGTCCTTTAATTGTTCCTTTAACCTTTGATTTTCTGCTTTCAAACCTGTCGAATTCGACACCTTTGAATTATTTTCCATATAATCATTTACTATTTTTGTGAATCTATCAGCAAATACACCATCGTGACCTGTTCTACCATCTTCTAAAAATAATATAGCATGTGTTATCTCGTGCAATAATCCAGCAATAGACCAATCAGATGTTATACTAATAGTATTTTCAGATGTTAAATAAATACCTTCTTGCCCATCTCGTTTTTGGACAATTACATCAGTTGTAGGACTATATTTCTTGACTATGGTTTCTGCCTGTTGTTGTGTTATCATATTTTTTATTCCTCACTTTCTTTAAATAATTCTTTTATTTCTAGAATATTTTTTTTATAAATAAAATATCCCCCACGAATTAAATTTTGATTCATAGATTGTCCTAATATCAACCAATCTTCAGTTTCTCCACAATGAAAACCAACTGTTTCAACAACCTTACTTTCTTTTAATATTTCTTTTATTTCTTCTCTTGATTGCCAAACATCACCTAATAACGAAAATCCACTATCAACCCATTTAACATAATACATTTTTTCTATCATTTTTACTTATCTCCTACTTTCATTAAACTCTTAGTCCAATCTTCTGCTGGGGCAATGTTAAACATTTCAGACAAGTTCTTATACCTTCCTAAACAATCAAACCAATAACCCATTTTATCTTCCATTTCAGGTGTATCAGAAAACCAATACCAGTCACCATCCTTATCCATAGCAACATATCCGCTTATTTTTATTAAAGGTATGAGTTCTTCTATCTTTATTTGTTTAGTCATTGGTGCCTCCTTAAAATTGTTTCTATGTTATCAATTTTTTTTTGATAAATTATATTTTCTCTATATTCATCTATTTCTTGTAAAATTTCATTTACCGGTCTTTTATATCCTCTTTCTACTAATTCAATTTCATATTCTTTTCTACCTATATATATTTTTTGCTTAGTCATTGTCTTTTCCTTTAAAATCAAAATATTTCTTCTTTACAATATCAGCGGGTGAATCCTCATCTAATGTTTTTAATGAGCGACCATTTAATACTAGCCAAGTGTCAAATGTTTTTCTCTTATACCCATCTATACAGCCGTAAGCCACACTATCTTCAATAAAGCAAATATATACTTTACGACCATCTCTTGTTTTATAAATTCCTGTTGTTTTTATTTTCATTTTTACTTTCCTTTCTTTTTCTGAGTTTTAATAAATTTGTTTGCATCTGTTATATTATTAAACAAATAACCTTTATTTTTTTGCTGTTGCAATTTTGAAATATATTTAATTTTTCTTTGTGCTTTAGTCATTTCTTAATCCTTTCTTTCAATCTTATTGTTTCCTATATTTCACAGAAACTTCAAAGACACAATCTTCTGAATAATCTTCATTACATAACGAGGATTCAATATCTTCTAAAATTTCATTTAAGTAATCTATAGTATATTCTTTGTGTAGTATTTCTTTAACATCACTACTCTGTTTGTTTGGTGATAAATCAGCACCACAATGTTTACAATATGTCATTGTTATCCTCTATCTTCTATATAATATGGATTATCCTTTAAAAATTTTTTAAATTCATGATCTGATTTTATATGATACTCTTTTCTTAAAAATTTTTCATGTTCTTTAATTTTTCTATCTCTTTTTTTCTTATCTTCTTTTATCAGTTTTTCAAACTCTTTCTTTGTTATTATTTTCCAGTTGCCATCAACTATCTCATGTAAAGCAAATTCATCGTCATCATAAGGAAGTCTCCAATGTCCTTTTATAATTATAGCATTTTCTGGTTCAAAATCATCTCTTTCCCAATAATCAAATATTCCTGATTTAATATTATATTTAAGTATTTTAGAAAACCTTTTAACGATTTTTCCTTTTCTAATATCCTTAATAACTTCTTCTAATTTCATTTTATTTTACCTTCCTGTTTCATTTTATTAAGTTTTTCTTTTAAATAATCTACTCCATTAAACCTTTCGTAAAATAGTGTATCTTCAATAACATCAAGTATAAAAACTACTTCTTCATCTGATAAAGAAAATTCATTGGAGTCATAGGGTATTATCCCATCTTTAAGAAGTTTTTCGAATTTTTTATGCAAATTAACTAAAAATTCTGTATCTCTATAATCTGTTGCCATTTTATTTATTCTCCAATAATTCTGGGTTTTCGTGTATATTACCGATTATCTCAGTAATAGAAGCAAAATTTTTATCTGGTGGCAAGTAATCTATTATTTCATTATATTTTTTAAAATATAACCTAAAATAAAAACCTGTGTTTCTAAAAACTACTTCATACATTGCTGTTGTAAAATTATTTTTAAGTATATCACCCTCATATATCAACTTACCGTTCTTATCTTTCAAGCCAGTGCATTGTTCCAAAATACAATCAGTCAATTTCATTGTTTTAGTATGACAATCACTAAAATGTAATGTTATTTTTTCTTTTAAATTGTCTATAAAAAAACTATCTACATCTTCTAATAATTTTGCATTAATATATGCTCTAAACTTAAATCTATCCATATTAACCTCCTATTTTATTAAATACTTGTCTCTTTAAAATATCCATTTCAAGCATATAATTTTTTATTTCTTCATAAGTATCAAAAGTTTCTACTGTATCAAACACCTCAATAAAGCCATCTAATTCAGGTTTATCTACCTTCACTAAATGATATTTTGAATTAAAACAAATTATTTCAAACATACTTCTACCTCCTATAATAAGTTCTCTATTATTGATTTCATTTGTGCTGGTGTGCGACGAAAAGTTATAATGCTGTCATTGGTAAGGATATTACCAAATTTATCGAAAACAAGTTCTCCATAATCATCGCTAAAAGTAATGTAATTATCAGATACTGTAAGCTTGTTGCTATATTTTCCTTTAACCCACTCACAAAGTTCTTTCCATTCTTTATCTGTCATAGTTAGTCCTCCCATATTTTGTTTAATAATTTTTCTATTTTTTTCTTTTTCCTTTCTATTTTTCTTTTTCTTATTTTAACATAACGATACTTTAATGTTCCATCTTCGTTTAGTCCATTTGGTACTATAATTGTTGTTTTTTCAAAATAAGATTTTATTTTTTCTATCAATTTTTTCATTTTGCCTCCTATTTTCCCATTATATATGTTAAATATGCTAAAAAAGATAAATAACCAAATATAGCACTAGCCCAAATAAAACTTGATGTTTTTGAATAAAATGTAAAGTTATAACATAATAAAAAAATCAAACTACAAATCCAAGCTGTTGTCATTTTATTTTCCTTTCACTATTTTTGTTAAATCTTTTATAACTGTTTCAACTGGAATAAAATCAGTTGCATCTTCTTGCCATTTTTTATATTCGGCAAGCAATATTCTTAATTGTTCTAATCTTGATTTATACATTTCTAACACTCCTTTATATAGTTAATAATTAAATTGTTTAATTTTTGGTTCTTCCTATCATCTTCAAAAAATCTTAAATTCAAAATATCATCAGCTCCATTTTTCTTAATATCATCAATCAATTCTTCTTTTCTATATCTATAACATTCTCTTTCATTAAAATCATTTATAAATTCCCAACCAGCGCCATACACACCATAATCATATCTATCGCCAGCATAGTAATAACAAAAGGATTCTTTTTCTTCTTCTGTTAGCTCATCTCTATAAATAATTTTTTTAATTTTATCTTTTATCATTTTTGTCCGTCTAATATTATAAATAGTAAAACTAAAAGTAAAACTTGCACTCTTTCCCCCTATACATATTTCTTAACAATAGACCCATCATAGCAATAATAAGTAATTCCATCATTATGGTTCACATTGATGATTATATGATGGAGCCCACCCCTTTTAATACATTCATCTTCTCTAAGTTTATAAAATTCATCTTGATAATAAACACCACCGCAACCAGATAGCATTAAAAGAATAAAAAGATATTTTTTCATTTTATACACTCCTTTTATAGTTAAAATTATAATTTTTATTATACCATTGTCAAGAAAAATAATAATTATTTACCCCAGTCAACTTCAAAATATTCTTTTTCTTGTTCTCTTTCCTTTAATTTTTGGTTCATTTTATCTTTTACATCTTGTTCGCTATTGCCATAAACCCAAATATCGCCATAGTTTCCAACCCAAGAAGAAAGAGTCTTTTTTATTATTTTAAATTCTTTTTTGTTCTTCATTTTTAATACTCCTTTTTAACTTCAAAATCATAAAAATCTTCATCACAATCAAGACATTGCCAAATATAGTCTTTTGTTTCACTACGAACGACTTCTTTATTACAATGAGGGCATAACACTTTTGGTTCTATTTTTACACTATCTATTGTATAACCATCAGCTTGAAAAATCTTAACTATTGTTTCAATATCATAATCCTGACTAGAATCAAGATTGTATTCTTCAATAGTTTCTTCGCATAGTTGTCCTTTGTCTATAGCTTGTTTAAATCTTTCTTTTAGTTCATTATCAGTTAAAAGTTCTATATCTCTAAAAACACCATAAACAGAAATCATTTCACCTAAATATATAAGTTTCCAAATTCTCATTTTACACCCCTTTTATTTTTCTTTTATAGTTTTTAATTGCTTGTTCTATACTTATAAGAGATGTTGCGAATCTGCCTTTGTCATCACTTACAACTATTAAATTATTTATTCCACCTTTATAATTTTTATATGTTATATACATTTTCAACCCCTTTTTTTTCTAGTCATAATAAGATGTATTCTTATAAATTGTTTCTTTAAATTCTATTTTATCCGAATCATCTATTTCAAAAAAATGTGATAATTCTTCTAATATAGAATCTATTTTTGAACAGAATCTTGGATAATCAGAAAAATTCAATTCAAAAGATATTTTAGATTTTACTATTATTTCAGAATATCCGTACCTTTCTTCTCTATATCTAACAAGTTCGATGTCTTTTTCTTTTATTCTTTCAAGGTTTGAAATAGAATCATCGCCTTTTATGACTTTATTTATAAAATCATTTATTATTTTTTCAACATTTTCAGGTTCTTTATCATAAAAATATTGTTTTTTGTAGCATATAAATTTTTGAATAATCATATCCTGCCCCCTTTATAGTGTTTCATCTACTAAAATATTATTTTGTTCTATAAGTTTTTGTAATGTCTTTTTATTCATCTTTTGTCCTGTGATTTCTTCAATAAATTGACAAACATATTTGCAAGTAGTTTGAGAATAATCCCAATCCCTGCCTAGTGTAATATTCCCTTGTTTGTCAATTCTGCAAACCATAGAATCATAAGATTTAAAAAAAGCTGTTCCATTGTAATCAATAGTCATAATTTGATTTTTAACTTTAAATTGTTCTATTTTCATTTTAAAATATCCTTTCTTTTTTTGTTTATTCGTTCGGATTCATCCAGTTAATAAAAACCATAAATAAAATAAATAAAATTGATTTCATTATAACCCCCTTTGGATGTAGTCCGCTGTTTTTTTAATCATTGCGGGAGTCATCAATTCCCAGTGATAAAAAGCCAAGATTTCCCGCCTTATTTCTTTATCTAGCGAATAAATAACCGCTCTTTTTTCTGTTAGTTTTTCGTTTTCTTCTAAAAGTGTATTGTTTGCTTTTGTTCTCATTTTTGCCCCCTTTGTTTTATTTTGTTTTTTGTAAAAGTGTTTTTATATATTCAGCAACCGCCGAGTCTCTCTTTGGCTCTTTTTCTTTGTTTAATTTTTCTAATAACTCAATTATTTCTTGATCCATAGAGTCCCCCCTTTTTAAAAATTTATAATATTATTATAATATTCTTCCGCCGTTGCTTTTGCTTGTTCTAAATTTTCATATTTCCAAACAAGATGTTGCGAATCGTTCGGCTTTCCTGTTCTAACAAAATAAAAATCTTTATTATTCATTTTTATGTTTGTTATATGACAAATTATTTTTCCTTTGTTGTTTTTATATTCTTTTATAATCATAATTTACCCCCTTTTTAATTTTCATCTTCATCTTCTTCTTCAAAAATATCTTCACAATCAAACCAAACAAGATCGTTGATTTCTGTTTCTGTTGGATCTTCACCATAAAAATATTCTTCTATTCTTTCTTTTACTTTTTGTTTTTGGCTTTCGGTGGCGGATTCTAATCTATCTCTTGCCCCGCCCCAAAAATTAAACTCATCAAAATCAAACTCTACTTTATAAAACATTTTTAAATCCTTTCTTTTTTTTATTGATATTTTGCATTATAAAACCTAAAACCAGCTTTTTTTAGTTTTAAAATTTTATTTAGTTTTTCAGTGTTTTTTTGTATATCTCTATAAATAGATTCCCCCTTTCTTACATTTTCTAAAGAGTCGCTATAACCAAACTCATCTAAAAAATCGTATAAATTTAAATTTAAATATTGTTTATCTTGAAAAATACAATGCATTATTTCAAAAAAACTAGGCTTATTTTCTAATGCGATTCCTTGATAAAAATTAAAATCAATGACTCCTTCATTAGTGAAAAAATATAATTTTGACTCTCTACATTTTCCAAAATTTTCATTTTGTATAATATAATCTTGTTTTTCTATTTTATAAAAAATCACTTTCCCGCCTTTATAAAATATTTTTTCTTTCATTCTGTTTATTTTGTTTTTTTTCTTTAAAATTTTAAAATAATCTTTTTCTGTTAAATACATTTTTTTGACTCCTTTATTTTATTAGTGTTATTTTTCCATAGTAAAAAACAAAAGTTTTATTGTTTAGTAATTTATAAATCTTATAATTATTTACTTTTTTAATTTTTTGTTTTTCTGTTTCAATGAAAAAGCCCTTGTTTTTTATATTGCTTTTTCTGTCTTTTTTATTTATCAATTTAAAAAAGCAAGTTTTATTTTGCCTATATTTTAAATAGTTAATTAAATTAAATCTTTCTTCGATTCTTGCTTTTCTAATTAAATTTTCATAATTTATCATCTTTTTTTTCCCTTTTGTTTATATTTTTTTATTTTTTCGGATTTCGGGGCTTTATTCAATAGCCCCAATAAATCCAACTATTAAAAAGAAAATAAAAAAAATTAAAATAATTAGTAAATTTTCTTTTATCTCTTGTTTTTTCAAGTCTTTTATCTCTTCATCTGGTGAAGAATAAAATTTTTTTTCTTTTGTCATTATAGCCCCCTTTTTATTTTATTATTTTTTTTATTCCACTTTTTGAAAGTATAAAAGGAATATTTCCAATTTTTCCGTTTTCATAAACTCGGAAAGAAAAAATATTTTCTTTTTCCAAATCTTTTGAAAAATATTTTTTATTGTCGCAATATATAAACACCATTTTAAAATCCTTTCGTTTTGTTTTTTTCTTTTTACAATTATATTTTAAACGATTCGCTTTTAAAAGTCAATAAAAAAAGTAAATTATTTTTATTTTTTTTAAGAAAAAATAATATTTTTTATTTTGTAAAAATCAAGTAAAAACAAGCACTTAAAACATAAAATAAACAAAATCAAATTTTTGTGTATAAATATTTTTTAATTATGACAACTTTTTTATTATTTTTTCAAGGTAAAGAATAAAGAAAAAAGAATCGAATAGAATCATATAATATATATATATATTTTTTTTAAATATTTTTATATTAAACTTATTTTTTACTTTTTTTATTTAAAAATTTTTATATTAAATTTTTTTGTATTTTTAAAAGTGTATTTTTTAAAGTTTTTTATTTTTTTATACTTGTTAGAAGTAGATGTATTTTTTTATTATAAAATTTTTTTATATTCTTTAATTTTTAGATGATTTTATTATAAAATTTTTTTATTTAATTTAATTTTTGTAATCAGGGTGAAGTTAAGATTTTATTTTTGTTATTGTCCCAAAAAAAAGAATAATAAAAAAGTTGATATATTAAAAAAGCATTGTAAAATTTTATTTTGTCAATATTGTCAAGTTTCCCCGAAAAAGAAAAAATCCCCTTTCTTTCACAATACATAAAAATTTATGTATCATACATAAAAAATTATGTATTGACCAGAATAAAAACTTTTGTCAATTTTCCCAGATAAAATTATAAACATAAAAAATTATGTTTTAATACATAAAAAAATATGTCGCATAATTTTATGGTTCAATTTATAAAAGGCTTTTTGTTTTTGAAAGGCTTTTATTATTTTATTTTATTATCACTTGAAAATATAAAACAAATAAAAACAATATAAAAAAATAAAATATAAAAACATTATAAAAAAATATATGAAAAAAATATAACAATATGAAAAAAATATAGGTAGTGGATATATAGGGTATATGGTTAAAATAATATTGCATGATGGTGGGTGGGGGTCCGTATCTCTACCACAATGATTTACCATTTTTTCCATATGACCCACTCTGAAAAAAATTTTCGTACCATTTTTCTTGACAGTGGTAAAAAGAATGATATAATAGGTGGTGTAGTGAATAGCTACTATGAGATATTTTTCATATATACATCCTTTTATATGTTATGGAAGCAGGACTATAGAAATATGGTCCTCTTTTATTTTATGATTGACAATGGTAAAAAGGTGATGTAATATGGATGCAAGTCAAATAAGAAAGGATGGTATGAAATGGCAAAGCAAAGTATTACCAACAAGGTAAAAGGACAAAGTTTAAAAGGTGAAGATGTAAAAGCCTTTTATGAAAAACCGAAGAAGATGAAGATAAAACCTATCAATGATAAGATTGAGGTTAATTTTGAATTGGAGCCTAAGAGCCAAGAATTGGTTCGAAAGGTAGATCAAGCGATTGAGAATGTTCAAGCAGGAAATCCTGATTTAAATCGAGCTGAAGCATTTAAGAGAGTGAGGGAGAAATCATTTAGTGATATATTAAATGATATGTTAAGTAGTCCATTGGATGAAGAGTTTTGTGCCATGCATGATATAGAATATACCCCTGGATTGAGTGGTAAAGAGATGATAATGATGAAACAAGCTGAAAATGCAATGCAAGGGGATTTGAATGCAGCGAAGTTTATAGTGGATAGGATAGATGGTAAAGCTAAGAGTATCAGTGAGAATAAGAGTATAAGTGTTAAAGGAAGTTTGGAAGATTTTATGAAGAGGATAGACAAAAATGGATAGTTGGGAAGAAACCATTGGTAATCAAGAATGGAGATTAAATAATCTCTACCATATAATCAATAAATATGGAAAGGACCAAATATTTAAGTTCAATGAAGCGCAGGCGGATTTTTTCAAGAATAAGAGTAATAGAAATATTATTTTGAAAGCTAGACAGCTAGGTTTTTCCACCTTTATTCAAATATATATGTTGGATTGTGCTTTGTTTAATAGTAATATGCGTTGTGATGTTATTACTTATAGTAAGGATATAAGTAGTACAATTTTCAATAGTAAGATTAAGTATGCGTATGATAAGTTACCTTTAGAGATAAAGGAGATAAGGAAGGTTGTGAAGAGTAATAGTAATCAATTATTGTTTAATAACAATAGTTCGATATATGTTAGTACTTCTTCACGAGGAGGGACTGTTAATATTCTGCATGTGTCCGAATACGGAAAGTTATGCGCTAAGTATGAGGATAAGGCGAGAGAAATCAAGAGTGGTTCGATACAAGCTGTTCCACCTGGAGGAGAGGTGTTTATTGAAAGTACGGCTGAAGGTTGTACTGGAGATTTCTATAATATGTATATGAATTCCCGTAACATTGAAGTTAAAGATCCTGATAGTGATTATAAGACTTTCTTTTATCCTTGGTATTTACAAAAAGAATATGTTAGTGAATTTGATTATCAACCTAGACCTGAAGAACAAAGGTATCAAGATAAGATTAAAAAGTTAGGGATTAATATCAGTAAAGAACAATGGAATTGGTATTGGAGAAAGGGTAGTGAAATACTCGGTGACATCAAACAAGAATACCCTACTTATGATGAAGAAGCCTTTGAACAAACTGGTGAAGGAAAGATTTGGGCTGATAAGTTAAGAGAAATTGAGGATGGTGGACAAATATGTTGTGTTCCGTATATTGCTGAATTACCTGTATATGTAGCAATGGATTTGGGATATAACGATATAACTGCTATGTGGTTCTATCAAATTAAAGGGGAACAAGTAAGAATTATTAATTATTATGAGAATAGTCGTCAACCTCCTGAGCATTACTTTGAAAAAATGATGAGTTTGGGATATAAGTATGGTTGTATCTTCCTCCCTCATGACGCAAAACAAAATAATTTCAGCAATGGTGGAATGAATGCTTATGAAAGAATGAGTGAATGGAATTTACCTTTGCAAGTAATGCCTAGAATGGGAAGTAAGAATACGACTTTGTATATAGCAAGAAATGCTTTGAATTGTTGTTATTTTGATGAAGATAAATGTAAGGTTGGACTTTTAAGACTAAACAACTACCATAAGGCAAAAGATAAAAATGGTAATTGGGGAGAACCTGTGCATGACGCCAACTCTAATGGTGCTGATGCTTTTCAATACCTTGTTTTGACACTTGACTTTTTAAAAGAGTTAAGTTATAATAGCGTGTATGATGACGGTGTAGAAAGTTATTATGACGGCAACACCTCAAGATTTAGGAAAGCTAGCAAATACGGAGGATATTAAATGGATGAAGAAATAATGTTTGATGATGATGTTCAAGAAGAAGTTGAAACACCTGTTGAACAACCAGCTGTTCCTGAAATTAATTCTCGTATTAAGGTTTTAGAGTTTATTGGTAAAGCCAACATAATGTCTGATATAGATGAAGAAGAACTTCCAAAAATTTATAATAGATGTTATGAAGGATATAAGTGTGATGAAGAAACAAGACGTCCACGTAATGAAGCTCTAAAAGAAGCTAACAAAATGGCAATGCAAATTTTAGATCCAAAGAGTTATCCTTGGCAAAATTGTGCAAATGTAAAACTTCCTCTTATTACCACTGGAGCTATTGATTTTGCAAGTAAGATTTATCCTGCTGTAGTGCAAGATGATGAAGTTGTAAGATGTAAGATAGTTTCTGAAGATAATGATGAAAAGAGAGTTGAAAAGATGAAAGCTGGTAACAGGCTCGCAACTTATCTTAATTGGCAACTCTTAGAGAAGATGGATAATTGGAGAGAAGATGAAGATATGTTGACTTATGCATTACCTATCAACGGAATAATGCTTAAGAAAATTTATTATGATGTAGTAGATGAAAAATTCTGCTCTGATTTGGTATTTCCTGAGAATTTCTTTACACCAAACGATACACGTAACATTGACACCGCAGAACGTGTCACCCATGTATATCAAATGAGTACCGAAGATATTATTAGTTCTTTGAGATCTAAAGTATTTGGTGGTTTCAGCGTAGATGAATTGAAAAAAGATGATGTTCTACTTGACCAAGGAGATGGTGGAGTAGATAACGAAATAGCGAGGGAAGAAGATAAGGTTCAGGAGGGAGAGAACCGTAATGTTTGGACTGTATGTGAACAACATTGCTGGATTGACTTGGATAAAGATGGATACAGAGAACCTTATATCGTAACTTTCATTCCTCAATTAGAAAAAGTTGTTAGAATTACAGCTAGATATGATGAAAGATCTATCAAAGCTGAAGGAAAGGATATTATCAAGATTACTCCTATTCCTTACTTTACAAAATATTCATTCTTACAAAGTCCTGATGGTTCATTCTATTCATTAGGCTTGGGAGAATTATTATTGCCTATCAATGAGGCAGCAAATACTGTAACAAATCAATTATTAGATGCTGGTACATTAAATAATTTACCCGCTGGTTGGATTTCAAAGAGTGCAAAACTAGCTGCAGGTGATATGAATTTAAGACCAGGTGAATTCAAACAAGTAAATTCCTTCATGGGAAAGATACAAGATAGCATTATGCTTCTTCCAACAAAAGAACCAAGTGCTACTTTGTTCGAATTATTAAAGAATTTGATAGACTCAGCAAATAGTATTGCTTCTGTAAAAGACTTAACTAATACTGATTTCCCTTCAAATTCATCTGTTATTACTACTTTGTCAATTATTGAAAATGGGATGAGTCCATTTAAAGCTATTTATAAACGTTTCCATGCTGCATTAACAAAAGAAGTCAAATTGTTAGCTTATTGGATGGATAAATATGCTGATATGGATGAATATGCTAGAGTTTCAGGTAACATGGCTGTTCCTCAAGATTTTAAGGAAATGGATGTTATTGTTCCTGTATCGGATCCAAGTTTAGTAACTTCAACTCAAAAGATGGGTAGAGCGCAATTCTTAGATAATTTAATACAATCTGGAAACCCTACTATTGATGTAGCTAAAGTAACAGCTGAAGAATTAACTTTAATGGGTGTTGACCCTACAACTGTAATGGCTGAACCTACTCCTCCAAATCCAACTGAGGAAGAAATGCTTAAGTTGCAAATTGAAAATCTTAAAGCTCAAATTGCTGAGATTTACTCTAGGGTTAATAAGAATAATATTCAATCTGAAGCTGAAATTATTAGAGCTAACAGTGAAGATACAAAGAGAACAGCTGATTCTGTATTAGCTTTGGCAAATGCTGAAGAAAAACAATCAGGCTTACAGAATCAACAATATATTAATGAATTATTAAGAGCAAAAGAAGGAGCTTCTGCTTATGTTGAAGATAAGTTGAAGTTCGGTCAGGTTGCTCAAAAAGAATTACCTGAAGGCAAGTAATCCCTAAAGTTCGTTGGGTGAATACGGACAAGACAAAGAAGGAGTAAAACATGGTAACTAAAGAACAGTTTGATGACTGGAAAGAGCTTCCTGTAACTCAAGAATTCTTTAATTTTGTGAAAGCTAATCTTATGCAAAGCCGAATTAATCTAATGGGTATCTTAACTCAATTAGGTAATGAAGATTTAAATAAAGTTAGAGATATATATTCCTCAAATGAGAATATATTCAATAGTATATTGAATATTTCTGCTGGAGATATAAATTCAGCTGTTGAGCAATATAAAATTATTTCTAAAAATTATAGAAAAGAGTTAAAGGAGGTTTTAGATGTTGAATAAACAAGATGTTCTATCTTTAGAATTAGCTCAAGATGTAATTTTAGTGAAAGGAAAGAGTGTAATTCGAAAAAAATCAGGTATTATTATATCTGATAAGTCGGCAGACATGGAAGAATTTAGAACTTTTGATTATGAAGTTGTAAAAATTCATCCAAAATGTTTTGTTGAAGGAGAATTTACAAAATCATTACCTCAACCAGGTGATGTTGTTATTGTAAATAAATATGATGCAAGAAAAATATATCAAGATCCTGAAGAATTTGAAGAAGGAAATGATATTTGTCGTGTTTCATATTATCTAATAAAAGATACTAACGTACAAGCTTACTTTAAGAAAGGAGAATAACTATGGTTAATGATGTAAAATTTTGTATTGTAAAAGGAAAAAATGTCGAAGATTTAGTAAATAATTTGACAATCCTTAATGAAAAAAATGTAATTCTTTTTATTTCAAATATTGTTGAAGAAGGAAGATATTTGAAAATGATCGTTCATGCGGTTACAAGAGTTGATGATACGATTGTAGAAAAATCAGCTGCAAAAGTTGTAAAAATCGCAGAAAATGCGACTCAGGCAAAAAATGCACAAGTCGTAAAAACAGCAAAGAAAGGAGTAAAAAATGGAAGAAAATAGAATTGTAGAAGAAATCAATCTTGATGAATTCAATCCTGGTGAAAAATCTGATGATTTAGACATTTCTTTTGAAAACACTGATGAACAAAACGGTGAATCAAGAGAAAGAGAAACTATCAGTCTTGATGATGAAGATGAAGATGGAGAAAAACCTACTGAATCTAAACCAGAAGCTTCTGAAAAAGAAGAAAATACTGAAGATGAAGAAGATGACACCTCAGTATCTGGTCCAAATGAAAAAGGCATGACCGAAGCTGACTATAAAAAATGGGCGCAAGACTATAACTGCACTGAAGAAGAAGTTATGGAAGCTCTTGATATGGGCTGGCATGGTCCAAAAGGTTTCTCTAAAGATAAAACTTTCTTGACACCAACTGAGTTTTTGGAAAAATCCAAGAAAAATGCTCCTATTATGTATCAAAGATGGAAACAAACAAACGAGCAATTTGCAGAATTTAGAAAAACTCAAAAAATGATGCAGGATAGCATTATTGAAATCAATAGAAGAAATGTACAGCAAGCTCTTGCTGATAAACAGAAAATTATTGATGAATTGACTGCTAAACTTAAATCAGCTAAAGAAGATTTTGATGTTGATGAAATCGAAAAACTTGCTCTTGAAAAGCATAAGCTTGAACAAGAGAAAGAAAGTATGGAAAAGAAGGAAGAAGCTCCAAAATCAAATCCAAATATCAATATCGATCTTGAAAATGATTGGATAGCTAATTCAGATACCTTCAAACTCATACAATCAGATCCAGCTACTTTGGCTCGTTGTCAAGATATTTGTAAAATTCTTAATACTAATGAGAAATACGCAAATTGGACATCAGAACAAAGAATTGCTTATCTTGAAAGAGAATTTGGAAGAAAACCTGTATCAAAACCTGCTGCAACATCAGTTGGCAGAGGCACATCTGGTGCTGTTTCAAACAGTAAAGATGTTACTTGGGATAGTATTCCAAATGAATTTAAAGGTTTATCTTTGGAATTAGCTAAAGATTTGCCTTGGTGGTCAACAAGAAATACTAACGAAGAAAGCAAAAAAGCTTTCGAAGCTTATAAAAAAGATATTATTAACGCTTATAAAAAAGGAGTTTAAAAATGGTAGATTTTAATTTTACAAATGATGTAACGAACGAAGAAGTTCAATCTGAACAAAGAATTGAAGAAGTAAGAGAAAAAGCTAAAACCAAAAAAGAAAATAAAGATATTGTAGAAGAAATATCTAAAGAAGTTGGTACAGCTGAGGAAGAAGCAAGAGCTGAAAAACTTGCTGAAAAAAGAGCAAGAAGAAAAGAAATGCTTAATTCTGATATGGACTCTCAACTTGCTAAATTCAAACCTTATGTTGATAAAGAACCTGGATTTGTATTTCGTTTCTTTAACGATAAACCAGGTGCTATTATAAAAAGAAAAGCTATGGGATGGGAACTTGTTTATGATGAAGAGATGGCTAATGTTTCTGGTCAATCTGATAAGAAAAGTGCTATTCAAATTCCTACAGGTTATAGTGACCCAGCTAAAGGGCTTGTTGCTTATCTTATGAAGATTGAAAGAGAACTTTATGAAGAAGATCAAGAAAGAAAAAGATTAATAAATCAAGAAAAAATGGATTCAATTCATAATATGTCAAGCGATAAGCTCGAAGATAAAATTAAGATTGAAGGCTAACAAAAGGGGGTTAAATCCCCCTTTTTTCTTGACAAATTTTTAAAAACAATATATAATTAAACCATAAAAAGTCAAAAACATATAATTCGCACAAATACTAACCTATAATATTAACTTTTAAAAAAGGAATTTAAAATGGCTAATAATACATATGCTTTCGGATTGACTCCAATCGGCGATGTAGCAAATGGCAGAATGGGTGGTATTAGAGCTTATTATATGCCAGCTACTTATGCTACTGCTGCTTTTATCGGCGATTTGGTAGTTTCAACAAACTCAGCTAACGCTACAGCTATTAACGGACATAAAGCAGGATCTCTTGATACTGTTGTTAAATATGCTGCAGAAGGTACAGCTGTAACTGGTGTCATTGTAGGTTTTGAACCTATTGACGAATATAAATCTATCGGCGCTCAAGGTGCTGCTTCTACTGAAAGAATTGTTTATGTATGTGACGACCCTAAAGCTCTCTTTGCTATAAGAGCAGATTCAGATACAATCACATCAGCAATTATCGGTAAAAACGTTGATGTTACTGTTGGTGCTGGTAATGCATTTACTGGTCTTTCAACAACTGTAGCAGATACTTCAACAGCTGCAACAACTGCAACACTTCCACTTAAAATTGTTGGTATTATGCAACAAGAAGGTGAAGATGAAGTTGCTGGTTCTGCAATGCTTAAAGTTATGCTTAACACATCAACTCTTGCTAACCACACAGCAGGTATATAATTGAAAGGTAGGTAGATTATGACTATAAATTTAGGCTCATTTCCACGTATGCTCCAACCTGGCTTGAAGTCAATTTTTGGTAACGCATACAAAGAACATCCAGAATATTTCTCAAAGATTTTTGATGTAAAATCTTCTGAAAAGAATTCTGAAACATCTGCATCAGTTGTAGGATTTGGTCTTGCACGTGTTAAAAACAGCGGTGCTGCTATTTCTATGGACTATGCAAAACAAGGTTATTCAAACAAAGTAACACATGTTACTTATGCTTTGGGTTACCGTATCACAGAAGAAGAAAGAGAAGATAACCTCTATAAAGAAGTTATTCAAAAACTTACACCTATGCTCGCTCGTTCTATGAGAACAACAAAAGAAATCGTTGCTCATAACGTTTTGAACAACGCTTTCGCTGCTGGCGTAACATACGGTGATGGTAAATCTCTTCTTGCAACTGACCACCCAACAGAAAGTGGCGCACAATCAAATAAACTTAGCGTTGCAGCTGATTTGTCACCAACATCTATGCAAGATCTTTTCGTAATGATCAGAAAAGCAAAAGATGCTCGTGGACTTCCAATCGACTTACAACCAAAAGATTTGATTGTTCCAGTTGAAAGTGAATTCGAAGCAAAAGAAATTTTGAAATCTGAAAAACTTATCAATACAAACTACAACAACATCAACCTTTGGAATTCTGAAAAGCTTATCAAAGGGCTTGTTGTATCACCATATTTGACAGATACAGATGCATGGTTCATGACAACTGATTGTCCAGATGGTCTTGTATTCTACAAGAGAAAAGGTATTACTCTTGACGTACATAACGATTTCGAAACAAAAGATACTCTCGTTTCTGCACATGAAAGATATTCATGCACATGCAACGACTGGAGATCAATTTTCGGTTCAGAAGGTGCTTAATGGGTAAAAGAGGTGTGGCATATATTCCTGACGATTATCTAGTAATGGATGACATTACAGGACAGATATGCCACGCTTCTGAAACCTTAATAAACTGGAAAGGGGAAAGGGTTCATTGGGAAAATTACGAAGAAAGAAATCCGCAAGACGAACCTATAAGAATAAGAAAAGAAAGAAGAGTGGTTGATAATCCAAGACCATTAAAAACACAAGAAAAGCTAGAAGGAGAAATGTAAATGATAGATAAAAAATTAAACACAATTATTCGTAGGGCTTTTCAAGTAGCTAAAATAAAATCAGGTGATGTAGATTTAACAGAAAACGAGCTAAATGATGCTCGTTGTTCACTTAATACAATGTTAAAATCCTGGGATAACAGAGGTTTCCATATTTGGAAAAGAAAATTAGCAAATTTAATTTTAAACAAAGGACAAAATAAATATTCTATTCCAGAGAGCCTTTGTTTTGAAAATATATATCAAACAAAAATTACAGGTATTCAACAAACAGGTCAGTATTTTCTTCCTATAAATACTGAAAACCTTGCAGTAGGTATGGATGTTATTATACCTAATGAATTAAATGAAAATGTTTCAAGTATTAAAGAAGTTTTTGAAGATAAAATAAGATTATCAAATGAGTTGTTTAGAACTTTTGTAAAAGACACAGTAGTTTTTTGTGGTGAAAATGTTATTAAAACGGTAGCAGTAGAAGATTACACTACAGAAACATCACAAATATCTTTATCAGATACAGCTCATGTTGGAGATATAATTTTCTTTCAGAAAGATGATTCTTCTTGGATTGAAAGAAAAATTATTGCTGTAGAAAACAATGTTTATTTTTTAAATGAATCCATTATAGATATTTCTATCGGTAATGAAATCTTATTTGGTGATTTGCTTTATAAAAGAGAAATAAAAGAAGATTTAAACTTTGCTTTTAGAACAATAAGAGTTATTGATACTAAAGGATATGAAGAAGGAAAGTTAGTATCTTATTTTGATGGATTTGCAAATAGATTTTATAATACAATTTCGGTTGTTGATGGTGATAAAATTGTTTTATCAGATCCAATAAGCGAAACAATTACAAATAATTATATAAGAAAGAGTATTTATGATATACATAAACCTTTCTTGAAAGATCAATATACTCCAGTAAGTACAGATTTATCTAATAACAGAGTTTGTTATTTTGATGATAATTGTTTTTTTCAAGGAGAAAATGTCCATAAATCAGTAACAAATGGTAATTCTTGGGTAGCTTTATTGGATAGTAATGGAGATCAAGTTCAGGCTTACTTTATTAATAAGATTGAAGGTAGATATTATTTCTTCCATGGTGCAGATGCTTGGTATATGAATCAAGAAGATACTGTAGCAACAAAACTTGATTTAAGAGGACATACTGCATTAACTCAATCTTATCTTTTGAAGAATATTATCTATAAATTTGAAGATAAGTATTATATTTTGGAGTTAGAAGATGATTATCATACAATTTTAACTTCAGATGATGGTATAAACTTCACTGAAACTGATTATCAAGATTATAATTTTAAAAATTCTTTCTTATGGAACGGTGTTGTTTATATGGTTAATACAGATAATCAAATTATGTTCAATTTGAGAGATGGAAATGTATTACCAATAACAAATATTGTTACTGAAGATATGAATAATGTCAATATCTTTAATCTTGATAATACTGTTATCATAAATAATAAAAGAATTGATGGTACAACATTAGAACAAAAAGATGTTATAACAGGTATATCTTTTGAATTCTATAATGTTTATCCAAATGGAAATGTGTTTGTTTATGCTAATTCAACAGATAACACAACAATTTCTCCAGATTTTGTTGATTATCTAATTGTAGATGGCGAACCTTCTGTAGTATTTATTTCAGAAGAAATTAATACTTTCTATCTTGTTTTTGCTGATAAGATTATGAAATATAGTCAACCAATCTTAGATAGATTTATTGATAATTATACAATCGTGGCTTTTGATACTCTTGCTAAAAAACCAGAGGAAATTAATAGTGTAAAACTTTATTCCTTCTTGGATAAAAGAGAAGAATATCCTTGCATTATTAGCAGAAACGAATTTGATAAACTTCCAAGAGAAGGAGAAGGAGAACCAACTCAATTATATTATGATAGAAGATTAGAGAATGGTGTTATAAATGTTTGGAATACTCCAGTAGAAAATTGTTTGTATATGGAAATTGATTATGTAGAAAGTATTGATCCACTCGACACATCAAGAGAAATGCCAGACTTTACAGATCAATTTGTGGAAGCTGTTATTTACAATTTAGCATACAAATTAGCTATCGAATACGGTGTACCAGTTGATGATTTGGCTGCATTGAAAAATGAAGCTGATAATCTACTTGAAATGGCTGATTTGCACGATAATGAAGATTGTTCAATATTCTTACAACCAGGGAGGTAAAAATGGAACTACCTTTACCATCACAATCATATCAAACAAGAAGTAAACCTCTTTCTTCACAAAGATTAGTTAATCTTTATTGTGAAGTATATAAAGATGATACTGGAGTTTTAAGAACCAAATCTTTGCTTGGAACTCCAGGACTTGTAGAGAATATTGATTTTGAATTATCAACTCCTATTTATGGTGCAAGTTTCTTTAAAAATAGAATTGTATTTTGCATAAAAAACAAAGTTTTTGATTATGATAAAAATGCAGAAGTAAAAAGTTATACTGTTTATAACTGGGAAGATTTTATTCAACCTACAATGTTTTCTAATAATACTTATGGATTGATGTCTGATAGTAAAAACACAAATAATACATATAAAATTACAGAAACATCAACAATGGTAGGTGGTGTATATTCTGATGAGCAAGGTATTACTCTAGAAACTGCTCCTGATTATTTTGTAAAAAGTTCAGAGTTACCATATATTGTAAAATGGAAGTTTGATAATGTAATTAAAATTACAGCATTAAATATATCCACAAGGCTCTTGCCTCAAAATTATATAACAGCAAGATTTTATTTAGATGAAGAAATGACTCAACCTATAGGAGCTATTTTCAATAATAATGGTAATGATGGTGTAGCAACTATTTCTGTATCTGGTATCCCTGTCGAAGGTATTGAAACTGATGTTATTTATTTAGCAATACTTTCAATGGAAAGAAACGAAAACTCTAGTTGCAATATTTCTGTAGGAGAATCTGATATATATAATTTTGAAAATAAAGGAACTTGGAATTCAAATCCTTTTTCTCAAAATAATATGTTTTGGTATAATGGAAATTTATGTATCATTGGATATGAACCAGGACCCCATACAAAAATTTATGAAACATCAGATTTCGAAAATTGGTCTGTTGTATCTCCAACATTAACAGATTTTGCTCCTATTGCTTCAGCAACTGATGGAGTAAATATGTATATGATAGGAAGAACTAGCAGTACTTCTACTAAAAATAATGTTTTAAAATCAACAGATGGTGGATATACATGGAGTGTAGCATCAACATTGCCTAATTGGGTAATATCTGGTAATGATGTACTTAGAACGTCTGTAAATATTTTGTCTTATAATGGTATTTTATTTATTAATGAACAAGGAAGAAAATCAAGAGAAACTGCTATAAGAAGAAGAGGATTCTATTCAACAGATAATGGAGCAACATGGAATACTAATAATCAGCATCCTATTGATATTATTGAAAAATCAGGAACTTATTATTTATTTACAATTACAGGATTAACTTCAAATAACACTTTTAATATAAGAAGTTCAGCTAATCCTCCATATACAACAACTACTCTTGTAAGTAGTAAAACAATATCAGGAGAACCAAAGCATTTTTATACCGATGGAACAAACTTTTATATAACAACAACTGAAGGATTATATTATTCTACTGATAATTGTTCTACATGGCAACTATCTACAATTCAAGAAAATGTTAATGATTTTGTTTATATTTCTGGAAAAGGAGTTCGTTTGGTAATTGCTAATTCAGGTACAGTATATTCCTCAGAAGATGGAATAACTTGGATTGAACAAACATCTTTATTTAACTTTTCAAATGGAAGAATTGTAGAAGATAATGATGACGCTTATTTCTTCAGCTCTGGATTAAATAATATTTATTCTTATTCTGACCTAGTTAAAACGGCTAATTATGTACCATATATAAAACTTGATACTTTACATATAACAGGTCAAATACAGGGAGAACCAGTTACTACATATACTAGAAAATATAATCAATTAGGTATAATTGAAGATTTAGATAGTTATGTGGATATGGTAGATGATGGTGATCATTTATTCTTACTTCATTCTAACGGAAAAGGATATTATATTGAAGAAAATTCAGATGGTAAGTTAGAACTTAAAGAAGTACAAGATGATTCAGATGCTGGATTTGAATATCAAAAACTTAAATCAGTTTGTTATCTTGCTGGTAGATTTATTGGTGTTGATTATTCAGCAGGAACTATCAGATGGACAGAAATATTAAATCCTAACGGTTGGAATACATTGAATTATATTCAATCTGAAACTTCAATAAACGAACTAACTGCTGTTAGAAGTAATACAAGAGAAGCGTGGGTTTTCTCTCCAAAGAATATTGAAGTATATACACCAACAGGAAGTTCAGATTCTCCTAGTGCTTTTGCTAGAGTGTCTGGTGCTTATATTGATAAAGGTTGCAAATATAAAAATTGTATTGCTATGAACCAAAATCAATTCTATTGGGTAGCAACAGATGGTTGTATTTACAGAAGCAATGGATATAATGCCGAAAAAATTTCTACAGTTGCTCTTGAAAATGAAATAATGAATTATGGAGAACAAGAAGATATTCTTGGTCAAATTTACACTCAAGCGGGTCATGTGTTCTATGTTGTAAAATTCAAAACAGCTAAAAAAACTTGGTGTTATGATATAACAACAGGATTATGGCATGAAAGAGAATCCAACGATTCGGAGTGGAAAGGCGATTTAATTATATCTGCTTGGAATCATATTTATGTATCAGATAAAGATAAATCTATTTTATATGATTTGGATTTAGATGCAGGTACTGATAATGGTGATGTAATAAAGAGAGAATTTGTTTTCCCTACAATTAAAAATGAAGAATTAAGAACTTTCCATAGAAGATTAGAAATTGATATGGATACTGGTTTTTCAAATAAAGAGCATTTATTCTTACAATATTCGGATGATGGTGGATATACTTGGAGTAATGAATATTGGGTTAATCTTGGAGAAAAAGCAGAATATAGTAAGAAACTTGAATGGAGAAGACTCGGTAGCGCTATAACAAGAATTTATAGAGTTAGAATGTCAACAATAAATAAAGTTAATATCATTGGAGCTTATATTGATATAAAGAAAGGAGTTGCATAATGCCTAACACAATAAAATCTACTGCTGTTCCTGCAATTACAGAGCCTTTTATTGACGATAAAGGTTGTATAACACCAGTTTGGTATAAATATATAACTTCAAATATAAAAGAAATTCAGAATATTTTAATTGATATTATTAACAATGAGTGATATATTGTAATAGGAGGTAAAATAAAATGAGTGATGGAATAGATTTAAGATTTAAAAGATCAAATCAAACATTCGGAACATCATTATCTTTTGAAAATGATATTTTAAGTTTATTAAATAATAGAGGTGATGTTTTATCTTCTGTTAATATAGATTTAATAAAAAAAGAAGAGCTTCCAACAGCTAATGAGGATAATTTAGGTGTAATTTATCTTTATACTGGTCCTGATGACGAATATAAACATGGATATTTTTATGAATGTGTAGAAAATTCAGGAGTATATTCTTGGGAAAATATTGTAGTTCAAGATTCTTATCTTAAATCTGAAACATATAATAAAACAGAAACAGATACAGAATTAGCAAAGAAATTAAACACTGATGGTTCAAACATATTCACTGGTGTTTTAAAAATGAGAGCATCTATTTCATTTAAAGGTGCAGTTGCTCCATCTTGGAGTGGTATTGGATTTTATAAATTAAATGACGACAATTCTGTTTCTTTAATGGCAAGTATGGAAGAAATAGATGGATTTACTCCAGCAAGCAATAACACTTATAATATCGGAGTAAATAGCAGAAAATGGAAAGATTTATATCTTGCAGGTAAAGCCTATGTTCCAACAATAAATAATGGTGGAAATATAGCAATTCCAACAAGTGCAGGAACAATGGCTTTAACAAGTGATTTAACTAACTTTGCAGATAAAGATTTATCTAATCTAACATCACAAGGTAAAAATATTGCAAACTGGAGTTCTAATATTTCTAATTGTATAACAGAAATACCACAAGACATTAAACTTGAACTTAATAATGGTACACTTACACTTAAAGCAGGAAGTAAATTATATATTCCAAACGGTGCTGGTGTGTTTGATGAGATTATAATTGATAGTGATAAATCTGTTGAGTTTCAATCTTGGGGTTCTAATACTAGAATGTTCTTTTATAATCCAACAACAGATAATTTTACAGGAAATATATTAACATATACAACATCAGGTCCATCAGCAAGTCCATCAAATCCTACTTGGGTATGGTATGATACAACAAATAATTTAGTAAAAAGGACAGGGAATTCAGGTTCTACTTGGGAGTCAGGATGGAGTTTTCCTATTTGTGTTTGTACTAATGTTCAAAACACATCTTCATCTATCGACCAAGTATTTAATGGATTTGGTTATATTGGTTCAACAGTATTTGCTTTGCCAGGAGTAAAAGGATTGATTCCTAATGGTAGAAATGAAGATGAAACATTGAAAAACACAGAATTCATTATTGATAATGTAAAAACTAAAACTTGCAACTCTGGAACAAAACATATTGCAGTAAGAGGTAGTTCGATAAATAATATAGCAGGATATTATCAACAAGAAACAAAGCCATCGGAAAATTATTCTTTATGGTATAAGCCTTCAGAAAATTTATACTATGACACAGGTACAGGGACTATTTCGCAAGTGAATTTTATTGTGGCTATTAAAGTTATATGCGATATTAATGGAAAAATAACATCTTTTAATCCTAATAATACTTTTTATGCATTAGATTATAATGATACAGAATATATAGGTTCTCAATCTAAGCCTAGTTCAACAAGACAAAATTTAACTTTATTAGCATCTGGTCAAACTTATGCTATGCCTGTAAATGGTAAATTATATTTTGGTAAGCAAGCAACTGCAGTAGGACAATTTGTTGATATGAATAATTTAACGACAGGAGATAGATTACAAACACAAGCGGTAACAAATGACGCCTATTGTTTACAAACAATAGAAGTATCAAAAGGAGATATTGTTCAAATAAATTATAATACAGCAGGAACAATAAACGGATTTTATATTATATATGATAAAGGAGAAATATAATGGATGAACTTATGTTGGAAGAAATTTTATTTTACTCAGATTATAACGAAGGAGAATAAAAATGTTTAAGATATTAAATGAAAATAAAATAGTAGGTGTAGTAGAACAATGGACTGATTCTGATAAAGAAATACACCCAAACCTTATTGCAGTAGAAGATACAGAACATCAAATGTCCGACTATATTATGGTAGGAAATGAATTTGTTTTAGATACCGATGCAAAGGCTATTGAAAAACAAAAAGAAAATGTTCGACAAACTCGCAATTTTTACCTTGAAGAGTATGTTGACCCAAAGCAACTTGTTCTTGTTTGGGAAACATTATCTGAAGAAGATAAAGAAACATATAAAACTTACAGACAATATTTATTAGACTATCCTGAATCAAGTAAAGATTGGTATAAACAAAATCCTAAAACTTTTGAAGAATTTAAAGGGGGTGATTAGAATGGCATGTGGAAAAAAGAAAGGCGGAAAAAAGAAATAGGGTTTAATAACCCTATTTTTTATTGACAAATATATAAAAAATTGCTATAGTCTTTTTGGATGGAGGTTATTAAAAATGATAGATACTTTACAAGAAATAAGTTTAATTTTAGGAATAGTTATAGGAAGCAGCACAATTGTTAATTGCTTAATAATAAAACCCTTACGACTTGAAATGAAATCTCTTGGTGAAGCAATAATAGAAGCAAAAGAAAGTATCTTAAGACTAACAGACAGTAATAGAACTCTTGAAATAAAATTTAATACAATAGAAACTCAACATCATGAACACGAAAGAAGAATCTCAAAACTAGAAGAAAGGATGTATAAATGATAGATTATATTTTCTTATTCGCTGCAATATATGGCGAAATTTTCCCAACAAATTTATATTTAATATGGATTAAAAATTTATTCGGACACTTTCCAACTTCTTATTCTGGTACTTATGGTATGCTTTGGAATTTAGCACACGAAAGTAAACCTTTTAAACATATCACTCATTTATTTTCTTCTTGGACTAACGAACATACAGTTTGTATGCTTCCATTGATTTACTATTCTGATACAACACTCGAAATAATTATGGCAAGTGCTGCTTTATTTGCTTTAATGATTGTTGGTAGATGTCCAACTTCTGTAAATAAAGATGTGACTACAATTCATTGTATTGCTGCAAAACTTTGTGCTTTGGATGCTATATTATGGCTATTCCTTAAAGGTATTTATGCACCAACCTTAGTATTATGTATTGGTGGCTATATATGGAGTAAGGTAAAACAAAAGAAATATGAAACAACAATTATGGAATATATGGCTTTCACAAGTGCTTATGTTGGAATAGCGATATGTGCCTTGAAAAATTTAGGATTATTGTAATATGAAGAAATGGATTATAAAATTATTATCCGATTCTAAAAATTTACCCTCAACAAGACTACATCTTGCTTGGGGGTGTTTTTTCTTATTATGTTATGCTGTTTATGCTAATAAATCTGAACCAGTGATAACTGCTATTATAGGTGGAATGTCTATAATGTGTGGTATATCTGTATTAGATAAAGGAGGTAAAAATGAAGAAATACACAGCGACTCCATCAATGATAAAAGCGAAGATTGAGTTTTTGGAATACGAAACAAAAAGATTAACCAGTAAAAAATCATTAAGAGGACAAAAAAGAGGTAGAATATTTGATATATTATCTAATCAATGGTTAGATACTTATATGTATTTGAATGAATTATCTCAAGAATTACCAGATTATGAGAAATATATTCATAAATTAGGTATGTTGGAACAAATGATGGCTGATTATGCTATTTTAGGGAGATAAAAATGAAAAAAATAGTTTTATTTATGGTTATATTCTGTTTATGTGGTTGTGCAAAGAAAGAACCATCAACTGCTATATCTGAATCAACTCAAAAAGAAATAGTTACTATTCAAAAAGATATACAAAAATCATCTTGTGAAAACAAAGATAGTTTAATTGCTCGACTTGAAGGAATCAAGGCAGAAGTTAAAAACATTGATTTATCTTGTAAGATAGAAAAAGAAGTTTTAAAACAAGAAAATTCCAAATTAAAAATTATAATTGGTTCACTGATTTTAATTCTCCTTGCTAGTGGATATGTTATAATAAAAAAGAGGGTTTAAAACCCTCTTTTTAAAAATCTATATAATCTTTTGGAACATTACAATAATCACATAAATCTTTTACTCGATTATACCAACCTTTTCTGAAACATTCTTGACTTGGGTCTTTTTCTATAATGTAATTATATCTATCAACTCTTTTTTGAAGTATTTTAACAGGATCATTAGTTCCTTCAAGAAAGCTTTTAGCTCTTGCAGTACCCATGTTAATAGCTGTATCAAAAATAATAATATCAACAGGATTCTTTAAAGCATCACAGTCGCAAACTTTCCAATAATTGTTATAATAAACATCTCTTATTTCTTTATCGGAATAAAGGGATAATTTTTTATTCATTTCTTTTACTGGTGTATTGCAAGCCAATAATTCATCAACAGCTTTCCAAATTTTTAATTCAGGATAGTTTTTACGACATATACCTTTATATGTCATACCACCTCTATCTTTTGGATTATTAACGAATCCTCCTTCTGCTTTAAAAATAAAATCCATTGCGCTATTAAAATTATTCTTCATCTCTTTTTCCTTTTGTAAAAGTTTCATAAGCAAATTCCAAACCTGATTTACTAAAGACATTTGAATATAATCCTTTCACTTCTCCGTTGTCTATCACAATAGATGGAGCAGTTTGTATATTGTTTTCTATTACAAATTTATCATCTTCTGAATTTGCACCAAAAAGAATTACTTTAAATTCAATTTCAGGGTGTTCTTTTTTAAATTCTTCCCAGTAAGGTTCTAAATTTTTGCATTTTGGACAATGTTCAGTTTTGATCAATGTTATCTTCATATTTACCTCCCTTTTCTTGATTCGTTCGAATTATAATCTCGAATCGTACCACTGTCAATAAAAACTTGACATTTTAAAGAAAATTGTGTAATATGTAAGTATCTAAAGTCAATTACCAGTGTTAAAATTAAAAAAGGAAAAACAAAATGTTAGGAAGTATTATCGGTGGATTGGCTAGTTTATACGGAGCAAATCAAGCAGCAAAAGCTCAAAGTCGAGGAATTGCACAAGCTGGTCAGATGGCACAAACAGGTGCAAAAGAAGCATCTAATATTTTAAATCAATATACTGGTAAAGCAGCTGCTGGCTATGAACCTTATTCTCAAATTGGTCAAAGTGCATTATCTCAATTAGCTGGATATATCAATGGTACAGCTAATATTCAACAAGCAATGGCTAATGATCCAAATTATCAAGCTACAGTTAATGAAGCATTAAAGGCTGTAAATAATTCAGCTGCTGCTTCAGGCGCATTAAGAAGTGGTGCTACAACTGCTGCATTGTATAATCAAGCTCAAAACTTAGCTAATCAATATTATCAAAATAAATTAGCTGGATTGCAAAGTTTAGCAAATTATGGTCAGAACGCAGCTTCTGGTTTAGCAAGTTTGTATTCTGGTGCAGGTTCTAACTTAGCTAACATCCGAAGTGGATTATATGGTACATTAGGACAAAATACTATTGACCAAGCTAAACTTAATGCTCAAAAATATAGTGCATTGGGAAATTTAGTAGGTAATACACTTTCAAATGCAGGATTGGCTGGTCTTTTTTAGGAGGAAAAAATGATAGGTGGAAAAATGTATGATTTTAATACTGGCGTGTCAGCTCCAGGTAATGTTTGGGAAGGTGCTACACAAAATGTTCAAAGAGGTATAAATGCATTACTTGCTCAAAAATTACAAGCAGACCAACAACAAGCCTATCAACAAGGTTTAGCTTCTTTATCATCTCCAGCACCTTCTTTAAATCAAGAAGGTTTAGCTGCTTTGATAGCAAGTAATCCTAATTTAGATGAAGAAGATATTGAAGTTATTACTGCAATGCAAGGACCTCAAGCTCAAGGCGGTTTAGCAAGTTTATCAACACCTCAAAGAAGAAATTTTGAAATCACTCCAGAAATGCAACAAAGAGCTGTTGCTATTGACTATTTAACTGGTTCTCAACCAGGTACTGCATTAAATCAATTAATGGGACAATATAAAAATTTAGCTGCTGCAGCTGATGAAAAGGCTATCGAAGATTATAGAGCTGAAAGAGCTTATCAAGATACTCGTGCTGATAAAGAAAGAGTTTATGCTGCACAAGAAAGAAAAGAACAAAGAGATACTGAAAAACAAAGAATGGAATATATCGATAAAAGATTAGAAGCGTTACAAGGTCCTGCATTTAGAGCTACTACTGAAACAGCAAAAACTAATGTTGCTAATGAAGCAAGAAATCTTGACCCAGAAAGATTTGCAGGAAAGAGTGATGAAGAAATTCTTGAAAGATTAAAATTAGGTGTAGAACCACAGAAAAAAACAGGTAAAGATTATGATAAAGAAGCTGAATTAGAGGCTTTAAAACATAAATTTAGAATGGAAGAAAATGTACAAAAAGCTGCTAATAAACCAACTAAACCTGATGAAGGTCTTGATTATGCTACAAAACAAGAAATAACACAAGAGGCTAGAGGTATTAGAGAAGAAAAAACTAATTTAACAAAAGAAAAAAAATCTATTGATACTGCTCAAATTGATTATGATAAAAAATTATCAAAATTAAACGGATTTAAAGATCAAATTAATCAAATAAAAAAAGATATAAAATCAGCATCCACTCAATTAGGTTATTCTTCTTGGTTCGCACCAATAGCTGGTGAAAAAGCAAGTAAATCTTTAGCTAATTTAAAAAATATTGCAGCTGACTTAAATGCAGCTATGACAGAATTAGTAAGAGCTAGTGGAGCTACTGCGACAATGATGAACTCTGATATTGAAGGTAAAAGATATTTAGGTATTTTAGCTAATACAGATTGGGGTCGTAAAGAAAATGAAAATGTTGTAAAAGAAGCTCTTTTAGGAACTATTCAACGATATGAAAAAGGAATAAATCTTTATAAGCAAGAATTAACCGAAAGAAGAAAAAATTTAAAAGATGATAAACAAAATCTTGCTCAGAGAGAAGCTAATTATAAACAATATAAAACAGGTAAAAAACAACCTGTAAGAACAGTTTCTGGATTTGAAATAGAAATAGAAGAGGAGTAGAACATGAAGTTTAAAATCACATCACCTAATGGTCAAGTTCTTAGAATAAAAGGAGATCATTATCCAACAGATGAAGAATTAACTGAAATTTTTACTTCTGTTTCTCCTTCTAAAAATACAGAAGGGGTTGTTTCTGAAAATATACAAACTCCTGCACGTGAATGGGATTCTCTTGATTATGAAATACAAAATTTTAGAGATGATTATAAAGATTTATCTCCTGATTTACAAAATGAATTAAGAAGTCGTTTTTCTCAAATGAAAGAAAGACAAGCTGCTGGTCAAGAAAGAATAGAAGAAGCTGAAGCTACTCAGGAATTTTTAAGTACACCTGCTGCTTTTATGAGTGGGTTGGCAGGTACAGCAACAGCTGGATTATCAGATGTTGCTCTTGATAAAATGGGTTTTGAAGAAGCGAGAAAAATGGCAGAAAAAGAATCGCCTACAGCTTATACTGCTGGCGTAATCAGCGGTTTAGTTGGACCAAACGTTGTTTCTATGGGTGAAAAAGCTCTTAAATTAGCTCCAAAAACAACAGCTGGAAAAGTATTACTTAACACAATAGAAGGTTCTGTTATTGAAGGAACAAAAAATATTCTTAATAATGATGAAAAAGATTTAGCTTCTGCTTTAGCTGAAGGTGCTGTATATTCCGCAGGAGCAGATTTGGCTTTAAGAGGAATCGGTTTAGCTGGTAAAAAACTTTATGGTTCAAAACCAGTACAAACAATAATAGCAAAACCAGTAAAAGGCATAATTAAAACAATAAAAGATGTTTTTGGAAAAGAAACTCAACTTGAAAATTCATTGGGTGGAAAAGAAAAAATTATTAAAGCTGCAAATAAATCAATAAAACCAGATGGTACTTTAGATAAAGAAAAATTTGAAGAAGTTTTATTTAATTCTTATACTGATGAAGATTTAGCAAATTTAGGTAAATCAATCAGTAAATCAGGAAGAAAAGAAGGTATTACCAAAAAGATACAACAAAAAATTAGTAATAAAGCAGAACAACTTGATGCTAAATTATCAAAAATGGCTAACGAACAAGCTGATGATGTAGCTAAGAATGTGTTATATTCACAAGAAGTTGTATCTGGTATAACACCATCCAAAAAAGGATTAGCTTCTTTATATCATTCTAATCCAGATGATGTCGAAAAATTTTCTGAGCTAATATCATCTGGCGTTCCTGGTGAATTTGTTCCTACAGGAGTTCTTACATCAGCTAAAGAATTTGAAGAAGCAGCTGGAGAATTTATTAATAATTTTGGTGATAAATTAGCTGATAATCAAAAAAGAGTAAAAACAGCTTTTAAAAAACTTGATGAAAAAACAGCTAGAGAGCTTGTTAATAGAGCTAATTATCAAACATTGGGTCAAAAACAAATTCCAAGCAATCCAAATCTTTCATTTAGAGAAAGAGATGAGATGGTACAAAATAGATTAGAACAAATTTTACGAGGTCAAGAAAATGCTTCCCCAGAAGAACTTATTGCTATTGGAGAACACATAAACAATATTGGTAGTAAAAAAGTTTTAACAGAAGATACTATTTTAAAGAATCTAAAACAAGATTTAAACAAAATAAAAGAAGATATTTCTCCTTTATATAAAACATATAATTCAGCATGGAGAAATAAAACTGAAGCATTTGAATCTTATAATGATATTATTAAAAATTTTGATGGTGGATATGTTAGTGATTTAAAAAAGACTATTGAAAAATCTCCAAATTCAAGATTGGCAGGTAAGTTTGCTATAATGGAAAAATATAGAGAAACTGCTAAAAATTCAGGTTTAGATGGTACTAATGCTCTTTTAAATAAAGCTGAAAAAGTTTTTGGAAAAGAATTTGCAAATTCTTTACATCAATTAGATCCACAAATAAAATATCTTTCAAAATTATCTGATATGATGCTTTCTTCTAACAGAAACGCTCCTGATAATATTGTAAAAGACATGACACAATTTATTTGGGCATCAACTCATAATGCAACAACAATGGCTGGTAACACATTCTATCGCTTATCTAATTATTTTAAAAATAATTATTCACCAGATATTATTATGCAATTTGAAAAATTATTGAATAATCAAAATTATGCCGACAAATTAAAAATTTTAAGAGGAATGACTAAAGATCCTTTAAAAGAAAAAAGAATCGGAAGATTTTTCAATGATTTATTCAAAAACACTTATAATGATTATATAAAAAACATTTCTTTAAACGCTAATAAATTATACAAGGAGAACAATAATGAGTATATTGAATAATCCAAAAATAAAAGTATTAGACAAGAAAGGCGAACCTATTGTTGGTGCTAGAATGTATATCTATTATGCTGGTACTGATAATAAAGCTTATTTCTATGCTGACGCTGATTTAACAACTATTTTAACAAATCCTTTACTTACTGATGAATATGGTGATTTCCCAGTTTGTTATACTGAAAATACTAATTATAAATTAGTAATTAAAGATGCAGAAGGTAATTTATTATATACTATTGATAATGTGAACTTCTACAACAAACTTGAAGCTATTATATCTCAAGGCTCAAATGGAGATATTTCTATTACAAATGATATATATGAAGGTAATATTGTTTTCCATATAACAAATTATGATAATCCTACTGGATTAGATGTATTAAAAATAAATGCTTCTAGTGGTGAAATTCAAACTTACACTGGTTATGAAGATAATGTTAAAGATAGTACAACTTTAATCAACAAAGGTTATATCGAAAAAAATCCTCCATTACCAATGGATTATATTGCTAGATTACCAGTAACATTTACAAATACAACCATTACAGTAGGTCCTGGTTGCTGTAAAGCATCTAACAATAAAAACGATATAAGAATTACTGAAAATTTAACTGTTAATTTCCAAGAAGAAACAGTATATGCATTCACAGAAGGTCAAGGAACTATTACTTTCCCTTCAGCAACATCTGGTAAAATCTTGCTTGTAGCAGGCGGTGGTGCTGGTGGTGGATATGATGAAAGTGTTACTGCTGTAGATCAACCAATAGTAAAAACAATTATTTAGGAGGTAAAGATGTCAACAAGAAAATCTTATGCTGGTAATGGTGGTGCAGGTGGAATTTATACAAATGATAATTATAATTTCTCTGCAGATACTTATTCTATTTCTGTAGGTAATGGTGGTGCAGCTGCTGCCAAAGGAAAAGGAAACAATGGAGGTAATTCCTCTATTGGAACATTAATTGTTTATGGTGGTGCAGCAGGTGGTAAGTTATCTGCAACAACAACTTTAGATATTAATGGTTCATCTGGTGGTTCTGGTGGTGGTGCTGGACAATATTATGTTAGAAACTTAAATTATGCTCATGGTACAGCTGGTGAAACAGTTGATCTTAATCAAGGAAATAATGGTGGTCAAGGCGCTCGTTTTTATGGCGGTAATAAAGTTACAGAATCAAATATTACTGGTATAAATGTAAAATGGGCTAATTCCAATGTTTCAGCTGTTCAAAATACTGGAGCTGGTGGTTTAGGAGCTATTATTGATGAAGATTCTTCAATTACTCAAACAAGAAATGCCCAAAATGGAGCAAAAGGTATTGTTGTTATTCGTGTTCCAAAAAATGCAAGCATTTCTACAACAGGTACAGTAACAACTAAAGATGTTGCTGAATTAACTCCAAGTTCAACAAGATATGTGTTTATTACAGATAATCCATCTATTGTTTTATCTGACCAATCAGATGGTAGCGATTTACCTTCTTTGGGTTATACAGCTTACAGAAGATTAGGTAGTGTGACTATCGATGCTTCTGGTCATATAACTGCATTTACTCGAAATGTTGATAATCAACCTTGGACATAAAAATAATCCCCAGTTCCAGCTGGGGATTTAAGTTATAAGTAAAAAAGCTTGTACATATTATTAATTATAAGTTTTATTTTTTAAATTGCAATAGTTTTTTTCAGTACCAACGAAAATAAATATAGCAGATGCAACTTTTACTCCCTCTCTATTTTTTGCATATACTTTTATAAAATATCTTCTTCCGATTCTGAACTTCCAATTATATCCAATATAAAAATCATCAGTGCAAAGTTGTTTCAAATATTTAATAAATCCATAGTGAGTGAATTCATATTTATGTTTTGATATACTCAAGGCTAACACTTGTGCGAATCGGTCAAGTTGATCATAAATATATCCACCCGAAATAAAATTATCTTTGTTTTGTTTTTCTATAATAGGTTGCTGTTTTTTTCTAGCCATTTTTACTTTCCTCCATGCGTTGTAAATTAAACTTATACAAAATAAAGTTAAAAAAAATCCATGAATCCAATAACAGATTACTATTGTTTTCATAACTTTACCTTTGCATATCAAAATATCTAATACGTTCTTGTATTAGTTTGATTTCTTGTTCTCTCTTTATTTTTTCTTGTTTTAGATAGTCTATAAGCTCATCAACGTTTTGTAAAACATTTAGAACTTTATAAGTTTTTTCTTCTAAAACACAGAAAGTATTATTATAACCTCTTATTATTTTCATTCTCTCTCCTTACTGTGTGGCATTATTTTTAAAAGCTTTTCTGCTTCTTTTTTTGTTTTTAAATCTGTTGTCATTTTAACTAAATCATCAATAGTCCATATTGCAAATGTCCCATCTTGATTTTCGTGTATATAATATTTTTCATTTACAACTTTCATATTATCTCCTAACAAATATCACATAAATCTATTTGTTTATCCTCTTTAGGTTCTTCTAAAAACAATGGAACAAATCCGCATTCTTTACATTTATAGCCTTCTCCTTTAACAAAACCAGAATCGCCTGCTTTTGTAACAGTTGTTATTTTTTCAAATTCTGTGGGTTTTCCACATTTTTTACATTGGAATTTCATTTAAAACCTCCCTTATATCTTTTCCATCTATTTCATTACCAATACTATCCCAATCTTCTGCAGGGTGACGGCAGAATAGTTCTACACGTGGCAAATCACCAAACAATTCCACGATTCGCTCTCTTACTTCATCTGGTTTCTGAGAGTGTTCACGAATCGGCGACATCACCACTTGTTGAACTGCGTGAGATAGCCTTGGTAATGGTTTTCCTTTTACACCTAATAAACAAATTTCGTTATTTGCTCTGGTGTAATAACCCATTCCAACAAATGGAGTAGGTTTATTTTTATTCATTTTAATCCAAGAAAATGCGCAGGTCTTGTAGGTAAAACCCCATTTCTTCATAAGTTCTATTCCTTCCAATAAACAAGGATAGGTTACCCAAAGAAATAATGCGCAATTCTCGGCGCAAATCTTTTGCACTGGAAGATTTTGTATATCTTCTTTTGTCATTACTTCATAATGAGCATCAGCAGATCTGTCTTTCCCTTTATTGCTCCATGTTTTGAATGACCATGGAGGATCGGCAAGTACTATGTTATATTTTTTCTTTTCCATTTATACATTCCTCTATTGTTATTATTACTCTCTCCTCTTCTTTTGGTTCACAAAAGAATTCATCCTTAAAGCCAATAATGTTATTCCAACCATCATTAGCTATCACTTTTGCACGAACTAACCCATCAAGGATAAATTTCTTAGCAAAAGCAATATTATCTGGGTCTTTCTTTTTATCTTTGCAGACCCAAGTAAATGTTAAGTATATTTTATTGAAATAGTTTAATGGCAAATTTCTTGCTGCTTTAATACATTTTTCAGTCATTTTCTTTTTAATACTTGCAGCAGCAAATTTGTTCATTCTTTCCTTATTAATATAAGTATTCAAATCACACAAAGCACCATCTATTTCAAACACTTCTATTTTATCCATTATTTATAATCTCCGACATGATGATTATCTTTATAAGTTGCACGAACAACCTTTTTTAATTTCTTTTTAAGTTCTTCCCTCAAATTAACTTTGTAAGAATTACATAAACCAACAGCTGAAATTATTACATCCATAAGTTCTTCAACCTGTTCTTTTTCTTTTTTTGCATTCATATATTCATCTATTTCTTCAAAAAGTTTTCTTTTTTGATTTTCTAATGGAACAAGACCAAATTTCTTTTTATGAATAAACTGAAGTTCTTCAATTTGACATAAAGTTGAAACATACGCTCCAAGTAAATCAAATTTTATATGTTCGTATTGAATAATACTATTTTTGTCCTCGTTTAGCATCTTCTTCCTCCTTTGTTAGATACACACCTAATTTCATTCTATACAAGTGTAAATCTTCTTTCAAGTCAAAAATTTGCTCTTCATTCTTAATATTCTTTTCATATAGTTTTGCAAACTCTACAAGAAGTTTAGGTGGATTCTTTTTCCAAGATAATAGAGTTGGCATTGAAACATCAAACATTTCACATGCTTTTTCGTTAGTTTCAAATCTAACTTTCATCCATTTGGCTATTTGAGTGGTTAATATCTTTGGCATAATAAATCCTCCTTTGATATTTTTTTATCATAAACTAAGTGGCAAACTTGATTAGCAGTTAAACCAATCTTTAAAGCAATTTCTTTTATTCTTGGTTCTCTGAAGGTACAAGCTTTTTCCATGCTCCAACCAGAACGCAATCTTTGAGTAAAAGCTTTATCACTTATACCATGTTCACGAGCAACATCTACTGCTGGACGACCATTATAATAAAATTTAGTTCTTTTTCTTTGATTTGGAAAATCAACTTTAGAAAAATCGTAATTATTATCAAACAATCTTTTTTTAACAGCAATAGTTGTAATGCTATGTTTTTCTGCTATTTCTTCAATTCTTTTATGATCTTCTGGTGTATATACGTGTTTCATTTTCTCTCCTATACTGCTGATATATATTTAATATTATCTTCTGACTTACTTACAACAACTCTTCCTTGAGCTTGCAAGTCTTGTAACATATTTATTCTATCTTTAATAGACCATCTTTTAAACATATAATTAAAAGATGATTCTTTGATAGCTTTCTTTTTCTTTTTTAATTCATTATACATATCATTCAAATTCTTTTCATAAGGGGAACTTGAAAGATGATCACCGATAATTTTTCTAAACTTTTCGTTTGAATAAGTTATAACATTAATAGCCCATTCAATACTGTTTCTTGTTATTGTCAAACGATTATCAACTACTTCAGAAGCGACAAGAGCTAATTTCATCATATTCTCATAAGAACGAGTATATACAACTTTCATTAAATCTCCGTTTTCTATAGCTTCATTTCTTTTTTTCTTTATTCTCATAAAATAATCGTTGGCTATAAGTTCAGCTTCTGGGCTAAATGGAACGATTCTTGCTTTAACCTTAACAGAACCAACAAAATCTCCTTCTCCAGCCGAACGTGGCGCATAACTTCTTCTAATATTTCTAATATTTTCCACTAACTGAATAGGAATATAATTTTGTATATCTTTTCTGCTTATATTAACTCCTGGATCGTAATCATCACTTTCAAAGAAAATCCATCTTGTTAAGAATCCATCCAAAATTTCATCTTTTGAAACAGCATTATATAATCTATCTGGAACAGTAGAACCGAGAACACATACACAAGGTTGTTCAATATCGATTCGCTTTGCGTTTGTTTGTCTGTTAGAGTATTGCTGACCCATTAAGGTTGAACTTGCTGTAGAGTAAAGTTCAGTTAAAAGAGAAGCAATAGCAGCCAAATATTTTGGATTATCTTTATTATTAATTCCTTTCAAATAATGACCGAACTCATCAATTTGCATAAGGGCAACACCACCAGATTCTTCCAATGCTGACATAAGTCCAGAATCGGAAGCTGGTTTTCCAATAAAATGTTTTTTAATATCTGGACCAACTTTATCAAACAAAGAAAGAATAGCTTTTCTTGGTTGGTCTTTACCAGAACCTGATTCTGCAATCGCAACACAATAAAGATTTGTTCTCAAATCAGTTTCAGAACGAATCTTTTGACCATATACTGTCCCTGCTGCTGTAATTGCGGCTGCCATGGCAAGAACTGGCTGTCTAAACAATGAAACATCATTGATATATTCAGCTATCTGCCCTACAAGACCAGGTGCTTTTATAATTTTACTTTCTAAATCGACAGTTTCTACTTTTTTGTTAAAGTTTTGAGATAAGAAAATATCTAATTTTTTATTTTCTTCTTCAGAAAGTCTTTCCATATCCCCCATGGTTGCTTCAGAAGATTTTCTTATAAATCCACCTTCCATAGCATAAGAGAATAGGGTATTTATTGTTATACCATTATTTTTAAAACTGTCGTATTTTGACTTTATTTCATTCCAGCCTTTATATTTTGAGCCTTTTGATGACCAATCATTAAAGATACTTGCTCCTTGAAGATCTCCGTTAAAGAAATCAGCAAGTGCCATACCTACTTGAACCCATGTATTATAATCACAATCTGGTGAGATATAATCCAAGGCTTCTTTAATATCATCTACTTCAGTTGAACGATTCGAATTATAAAGAGATGTGTTAAAACTTGGTAATTTTTGAACAACAAACAATGATTTAATCTTTTCCATCATTGCATCTGTAACGATAGGAAGTTGTTCTTTTGGTGTATTTAAAAGTGTATGGTTTTCATCCACCCATTCATACAACATACCATTTGGATGTAATGAAGGTGGCATAATTGTTAATTTACCATCAGAAAGAATATCAAGAATTGTTTCTCCATTTTTTCTGAATGAACGAGATTTTTCTCCGTTATATCTATAAAAAGCTGTGAAGCCTTTTGAACCTTTTTTCTTTACTGGACTATCTGGAATAATTTTTAAAATCTTTTCTTGCAATCCATCAACATCATAATCAAAATCGAATCCTACAATTCCAGAAAGTTCACCTGTTAAAATCCCTATATTATGTTGGGTTAATTCCCATTGGTTTAATTCTTCAAGAGTAGGGTATTTTGTGCAATAGAAATTCCAATGCATCATTTCACAACCCTTTTTACCATAAACTGCAGGAATAACTGAAATACCTTTTGCTACATATTGTTTTGCTACTTCTTTAAATGGATTATGCATAATTAAACCTTTCCTTTTTAATTTGGGGGCGGAGGGAGTTAGAACAAAACGAAAAGAAAGTAAAGAGAACTCCCTCCATAATATTGGGGGATTTTACTCCCCCACTCTCCTTTTCCTTTTTATACTATAGACCCCAGCTTGGTTTTGCATTGTTAGCTGGTGCTACAGATGGTTGAGCAGCTGCAGGTTTTTGTGTTACAGCTTCCATAGGTGCAACTTTTCTTATGTTTTGATAAGTTTTAGTTGGATCTTTTTTAGATGTAGTAGATTTTAATTCTAACACAAGAACTTTATTTGTAAGTTCATCAAATGATGCAGAAGTTAAATCTACATTACAACTTTCAACAATCTTTTTAATTGTGGAACGAGCAATCTGTCCTGCTGTGTCATCACTATATACATTAAAGATTTGATTGAATTTTGCGCCTTGATAAGAACTATCAGCTACTTGGAACATAAATTCAATTTTTGCATCTGGATTAGGATCATCATTGTCTAATTCTATTTTTTTACCATCTTGGAAAGCTACCTTATGAACTTTATCAATAAGCATTGGATAAGTTCCATCAGGAATACCAACGAATTCCATATCAGGTGTGTTTTGTAAATCGAAACCAAAATTTGTCATAATTATTCTCCTTTTTCTGTTGTTTCGTTATTATTTGGGTTTAATGCATTTGCCATTGCTTCACAAAAAGCTTGATAAGTAAATGGTATAGCATCTGGCATTTTATATCTTGAACCAGCAATAAATGCAGGATTCTTATCTGTTAGATATAAAAACTTATCTCCACTACTTACAGCTTGAGTTTTTTCATTAAAACCTTCACCGCTGCTCTTAGTGAAAATTCTTGTATTACCAAATCCGATAATATCGACCCACTCTTTCCATGCAGCCATTGTGGTATCATCTTTATCTTTTTTAGCATACAATTTTGGTGCATAATAATCATAAGCTTCGCCAATAGGTGGTGTAATAGTTTTTCTATCACTATGAGCTAAGCAAACGATATTCATACCTTTTTCAGTTCTCAACCATTCTAATTCGCCATTGATAAGTTTTCTTGTTTCTGCAACCAATAAAGGATAACCTTTTCCGAAAGGAATATCGGTCAATGCTTTATAGGCTGGATTTCTTTGCATACGAACGATATACTCAGAAATCAACACTTCTAACCAATCGACTGTATCAATAACAAGTGTACGATAAGGATGTTCTTCTTCCATGAATGCTACCAAATAATCTTTAAACTCTTCAAAAGTTTTAATTCTTGGTGTTGCATTTGCTTCTGGAATTGCTGACAATCCATCTTCCAAGTTCAAGAATACATGGTTCGGAATTTCTGCAGCAAATCTTGACTTACCAAACTTTGGTGGAGCATACAAAAAGATTCGCAAACCAGCTTTCTTTTTTTCTTTTGATATTGTACTTAATAAATTACTCATTATTATTTTCCTTTCTTTTTTGTTCTAGGTTTTTTAATTTCTGTAGGTACAGAACTTAAATCTTCCATCATTTTTTGCAATTGCTTTGAAGCTTCACGCATAGCTAATCGCATATTTCTTCTATAAATCATTTCTTTAATAGGATTTATTACATTTTTTGTAATATAAACTATTCCAGAAAGAATTATAGTAATTAAAGCTACTTTTTCCAACATTTATACCTCCTTTTTTTCGATTAAACTAAATGATGGTTTCTTATCTACTTCTGTTTTAAATGCAGATAGTTTTTGATAATCTTCATTAAACTCGATAGCATATTCAACCATCTTTCTTTTATCTTCAGAAAGTTCAATCTTGAATGGGAAGCTTTCATCTTTTTTTGCTTTTTCCAAATCAATGATAGGAAGAAGATTAGCTGTGTCCCATTTTGTTGTCTTTCCAAAAGATATTTTTATATCACCAAGTTTTA